TGCATTAATGCTCTTTGTATAGGGTCACTGATTGCATCAATAGCAGGCTGCACTAATGACATCTTGCCTCTCAATATAAGTGCTTGTCTGCCTTGCCGTTTCGTTACTGTTTGCGGAACGATTGGAGTTGGTGGTACAGGATTAGTGAAGCTCGCCCCATCCCAACTCGCGCCAATTTCTGCATCTTTTGGGTCAATGTACTCGCTATCAAATGCCTCGACTTCGGCAAAGTTAATAACGATCCCGTAGCGTATTTGTGCTGCTCTCATATCATATCCTCACCAGCAGTACACAACGCAATAACCGGAACCGCCAGCACCACCAGCACCTCCGACACCAGGATTCATACCAACGCCACCACCACCACCACCACCTCCACCTTTACCGCCATTACCGCCGTTACCGCCAGTTCCAGAGGCAAGAATAGTTGCACCACCACCACCGCCACCAGAGCCATTTTTAATTGAGTTAGCGTCCGTGCCATTTACGCCATTACCACCGTTAGAAGCGGCGAGTCCGTCCGATCCTGCCGCACCGCCGCCACCTACCACGTAGGAAGCAGACGCTCCACCCGCTCCACCTTGTACAGTTGTTGGCGTAGCAGAGTGACCAGCACCAGATCCACCGCCACCGCCACCGCGCAAGGACGATCCACCTAGCCCAGAGGCAACAGGCGTAGAAGCAGAACCAGATCCACCGCCACCGCCAAATTCAGCAGAGTGCGTCGTTAATACGGCGACAGTTCCCGTAACGCCCTGACCTCCAGTGCCGCCAGTTGCAGCAGCTACCGTAGGCAGCCCCCCAATTCCCCCAGAAGTACCGCCAACAGCACCAGCGCCACCCGTTCCACCGCCACCGCCGCCACCAGTTGCAACAGCAGAAGTTGCACCACCGTTACCGCCACCGCCACCGTAAGCAGTTAGATAAGAACCGAACGTTGTGTTACCACCATTACCGCCGTTACCTCCAGCACCACCAGCCACACTTGCAGCACCAGCAGTGCCAGCCGCACCGAGTGTTACAGAAACGGTTGATGTAACATCTGACGCAACAAGTAGGCTGCGATTAAATGCACCACCACCACCACCGCCTCCACCTTTGGCAACAACAGCGGTTGCAAGTGATGCACCACCGCCGCCACCACCTCCACCACCGATCATTTCAACAATGATATTTTTAGGTGTGAAAGTAGTTGGCTTAGTCCATGTACCGCTAGTAGTAAAAACTTGTACGTCAGTTTGCGCGGAGCCGCCAGCCGTTTTTACTGCACCAGTGTTAGTGAAAGTTTGTGATCCTGCTTCGTCTAATTCAATGGACTCACCGAATGCTAATGTCGCCGACCACAATTCAACAGATGTCGTTCCATCAGTATGTTTAATGATTATATCGACAGAAGACGACGCGTGAATGTTAGTGACGATAATTGCCCTGACATTGCGTGTCGTGCTGGCGGCGGGGGCTACTACGACATCTGTTGTCGTTGCTGTAGTGATCTTGGTGTTTAGTCTACCAAATGTGATCGCGCCAGCATTGTTATCAACGAATGAAGCGTGAACGTCAACCGTGATTGCTTGCGCAGTGACGATCTGGATTTTGTCTGATGTACTGGTAAGTAGTAGCATCTTAAGTCACCGTGAAAACACCGTTGACTGCATCGAGCGTAGGCGTAAATGTGTCTGAGTTTGTCCCACTCATCACGATAGAAGACCCGTAATCCCAATAGGCTGCGCATTGCGTGTTAGTCAGATTGTAAAGTATCACATAACGGAAAGTGAATCCGCCACCCGATGCTGTCCAAGTTGGACTAGCAGGAGCAGCAAGAATCAGTTTGTAGACACCCGAAGTTTGTAAGCTTGACGTGATCGTGCAAGTTACACCGCCAGCCGTGTAACCACCTCCAGTAGAAAGCTCAGTTGCACTTGCCGCTGTTGTATCTGTCGCTACGACAGGCGCGGTGTTTGAGAGTATTAATCTCCATGAGTCAGTGCCACTATTCACTGCTTCAACTAAAGATTCTGTGAATTTTTGATATTTTACATATGCTGCCATTATTGAACTCCTGTTGCTCGGCCATCAGCCCCGCGTATGATTGTTTTAGGTTTCGACATTTGCGAGACTAAAGCCGCAATACCGCTGATTAATGCATCGTGCTTTGGATCGGCCTTTGCTTCTTTGCCGCCCAAATCCTCTGTCACCTCATTTGCTGCTGAGTTTTGCGCTGTGAGTGATGCTGTATCGAGTGCGTTCTGCGCTGTAATCTGCGCAACTTGTAGCCGTATCGCACCGTCAAATTCCCACTTCTCACGATCTGCATCGAGTTTCATTTGCGTGATTTGTAAGTCGTGTTGAAGCTTGGCTTCGTCGGCTTGCGCTTTGAGTTGCGCCATGTATTGCGCTAGTTCTGCCTCGCCTTGTCGCTTTGCCTGTTGCTGATCTGCTTCGACTTGCTGACGGTTCTGATCGACTTGCGCTTGCATGGTCATTTTGTCGTGTTCCATCTGCATACTTGCCGCAACTTCTTGCTGCTTACCTTGTGCTTCAAACTGCGCTTTCTGCGCCTCATGCTGCTGCTTCATTTGCTCGATTTGCGCATCATGTTGCTGTTGTGCTTGCTGCATTTGTGCTTGAGCCTGATGTTTTGCGTCATCAGGATTAGGCGGAGGTGGAGGCATAGATTGTTTTGTCTTTGGGTCGTTAGGGTCACTAAAGAACAAACCAGCTTGCTTGTAACCTAGCGCTTGCGAGAGTTTGTTGTGCGCCTCGTAGACGTTCTCAGGCGTGACAATGCCCATTGCAAAGGCTTGCTGTTGCGACTGGACTAATGCCATCAAGTGCTGTACTTCCTGATCCTTGTTGCCAGTACCCAGACCTACATTAATAGTCATGTCATATTGATTTCGCCATGCCCTAGGATCAATCGCTATCCATTTACCCGCAACGTGTATCTGTGCTTCTTTGTCTTGATGCTGGCAAATGAGCTTGAGAATTAGCTTGAACAGATCCTTTACGCCAGTTTCAGCAAAGTTACGGGCAATCAGTTCAAGCCGTGTATCCGCTCGATTGGTCGTAATGTTGATGCCTGTCGCTGTCTGGTTCATCGCATCAGCATTAACACCTTGCGTGTTTCGCATTAAGCCTGTGCGCTGCTCTTTCTGTAGCTCGATATAGTCTAAGAACTGGTACGCCCCTGCTGCGTCTGCGTTACCCTGATCGAGTCTGCCAGCCATGCCAGCTTGCTTCATGCGGACGACACCGCCAGGCCTTGAAGTCAGAAGATCATCGAGATTAACTTGTCCATCCACAGCAAAGTAGCGGCCATTGACACTAAGAGATAAATTATCATGTATGGCCCGCATAACCACTGTCTTCTGCTTCTGTATCTCCAATGCTTGATCTGCTGGGCAAAGACCAAAAAACTGATGAGGCAGAGGGATAGGAGTAATGCTAACAAAAGGTGGTGCATCACATTCCTCGTTATCAAGTATCTTGTTACCTGCGCGCGTAATACGACGCCATTCCGCTATACCGTCACCGTCTGCATCTACTTTCATGTAGCATTCAGTGACCCAGATTTGCTTTTGCGATGGATCACCCGGCACTTCATTGGCTCCCGATTGCCAGCCTGTTTCATCGTTAAACGTAATGCGCTCGATACGTTCCGCGCTCATTGACGCTTGAATGTCATCGCTTGTTAAGCTTTCCGTGTCTTTATAACCGCTGGCGTTCAGGTCTGAAATAGTGCGTAAGACTTGATGCGCTACAAAACGCGCTTCAGCAATGGATTTAGCATCTCTGTTAATCAGAAATTCTTCAGGCGGTACATTGAATATTTTGACTTGCTTGGTATTCTTTGTGCGCTTGCAAGCAATGTCATGCAGCATCACTGGGGGCATAGATTGAATATGCTGCAATTGCATTTGAATCTGTTGTACTGCTTGCTGAGCTTGTGGATCGCCTTGTTGCGCCGCTTGCATCGCTTGCTGCAACTGCTGCGTCAATTGTTGCACTGACTTTTGGCGTTGTTCTGCGTCTTCCTCGTCAGGCTTGGCAGTGTGCTCGATGATTTCAACTTCTTCATCGTCCGCTATCATCTGCAAAGATTCTTCGCTCAAGCCGTTGTATTCTTCGCGCGCTTCAACGACAGTCTCATCCCACATGACCTTTAAGATACCGACCTTTGACAGCAAAGCATCCTTGAACCATGTATTGAGGATCTGAAAGCCAGCGTTTTGACGATAGAAAACGTAATTAACGTAGTCAGTTGCCTGGCTTGCTTGATCTTCGTCATCTGGTCGTTGTGGCGCAAACTCAACTACACTATCGCCGCCGGTAAATGTCTTGATCAGACTTGGCAACATCCATTCAACTGTGTCATGCACCGATGAATCAACGACAGCCGAGCGCCCCTCAATCTCTGGAGGTGCAAGATCACCCACAGGGCGGCAAAGGTAATACTGTAGATTCTTCTGACGAGCAGCCGATAGCTTACCTGTGCGATAGCCTGTTGATTGTCGTATCTCATTGCCTGTGATCGCCAATAACTCGGCGTCAGACATTGCTTCTTTTTTTGCCATGTTCGGGACGCTTCGCAGCGTTGCCTATGTAATTTGTTATGCGTAAGCGCCCATGCTTGGATAATGCAATTGCTCGCCCCAAGCTTCATTGCTCAGTGAGTCAGAAGCCAGCGCCATGTAACGGAAAGCATCAGCCCCATGTGAATATTCATCATGTAAAGGTGCAGCAGCTTCGCCCGTCTTTTGTGATACGTTCCAACGATACCGCTTCAAGCACTCAATAAGACGTGCGCAGCGTGTATCATGGAAGAACACCCGAGGGAATATCTCCCTTGCTCTATTGATTCCGTTGTTAATTGTGGTCATAGTCAAGCCTTCTTTTGGCGCGATGTTCCAACCCAAACCGCGCATCACTGCTGCGTCATCCTTACCAGTTTGGTGTCGCACGTGAAAGCCATCGTGAGGAAGCCATACATCGCCCCAATTCATCGGCTGATCATCTAATCTTAACGCTTTGAGTTCGGAGCTATAGTCTGCAAGAGTTCGCTGATTACCCTCTATGTAGTGAATAATGCGCAGTTCTGAAGCAACTTTCTGACATAAGATAATAGTCGTCGCATCATTCCATCCCAAATCAACGATCACATGCGTTTTGAGAGATCCATCGTGCTGTACTTGCCTAATCCTACCGGCGTTTATACTTGCCGCCATCGCTTCGAAATAGATCGCACCCTCAACCGCTGGCTTACACTGACCTAGCCACGTATGGCGGTAGTCGTCAATGCGCATCGTTGATTCTGCATACGCGCGTTCTGCTTCAAGTACCGCTGGAAACCACGGATTGTCTGAGTAGTTCATCAGCACAGATACGCAGTCAGGCGGCGGATTAGTCACAAACCTCGCATGCGTTGCGTCAGTCTCTAGCTCTGGGTTATACGTTACCCAAATCTCCGAGCCTTCTTTACGAATCGTCGGTGTTAAAACCAACCACGACCTCTCTGTGATGGCCTGAGCTTCCTCACACCAACATATATCGACACCTTCAAATGATTTTAGAGTCGTTGCAGTAACGTCAGACAAGCCACTAAAATAGATTGTTGATCCTGTTGTCGTGCAGCGTATTTCTGTCTGCAATACTTCAAATATTGATTGCAAGCCTAATGCCGCTATCTGATCAACAAGTAACTGATGTACAGATTGCTGTATGGACTTTTGCACTTCTCTAGTGCATAGAACCCGTGTTTCTTTCTCTGAGCAACGCAAGAGAATAGCTCGTGCAAATGTCCATGACTTAGCCGATCCCCTGCCACCCCTCGAAACTTTGTATCTGTGTGGATCAAACAGGAATAGAAGCTTCTCAGGCCATTTTAATACTGGCAGAGTCATGCCTTCTCAATCCTAAAGCCGAACGGCTTACCGTCAGGCGTAGATAGTGTTGTTGGCTGTATTGGCTTACCATGACCGCGCTCAATGATTGCCATCGCTGCTGCCATCTGATTGCGCTCATTCTCACCATTCATCATGATTCGTTCTAATACTGCGAGAGCATCAGGCGTCTTGTTCTTGCACGCAGCAACTAAATCTAGCACCTCAGCTGTGAGTTTTGGTCTGCCGCCTGGATTACCTGATTTGCCAGCTTGAAACCCTTTATTATGCGGAGGCTTTCTTGTTGCTTTATTATTGTTCTCAATAGACATATCATCGAATAATAAAAAATGCTTTACGATACCAAGGCATGTCATTGAATAGTTGCAAAGCTGCTTCAGCCCGTTCCACATAATTGCGAAGATCGACAATTTCAGCTCTAAGGATAGCAATCGAATCAACTTGACCGACTATACGCTCACGTTGCGATAATAGCGCCTTATGCTGGGAGTCAACCATCGCTTGATACTTCAGGAGCGCCTCTGTTGACTTATTTGGCGTGCCAGCCAATCTGCCCCCTGTTTTCTTTCTTCTTTTTTCCACTTTAGTAATAAGCATTGATTATTCGGGGTTCTTGCGATTGTCCCGCCTCGTGTTACTGTGTGAATAGCGCTCTCATTTGAGCAATGATAGGAGTTATGCTTGATGCAACAGATAGCAAAGCATTTTTAAGTGCATCGTCTAGTCCATCCTCGATCAAAGCAAGTTCTGCTTCAATACGATCAAGTAAGTCAAGGTGTGGCTGAATAGCAGCAAGCTTTGCCTGATCTGCTGCCAGAGTTGCGTTTGCCGCGTCTAATGCAGCTTGTGCAGATACTACCGACGCCTGATCGGCTGCGATTTGATCTTGTAATGACATGATGTTTCCTTAGTTAAGTAAAGATGGTTGTATCGCCATCTCAAGTAAATTTCGTTCGTTGCGTAAAGGTGGGATTTCCTTCTTGCGGATTAACATCAAATGCGAGCCAAAGGAGGCGCGTACTTTTGATTCAACTTCCTTGCTGATTAGTGCCTGCATTTGCTGCCAGAGGTTTTTATCTCTGCCGTTTAACTTTTCTGCCATGCCATTAAAAGCGGCAATGTAATCTTCCTTAAACTCCATCGCTTCTTTGCCCGTAAATCCCATAGCAAGAATTGAAAAACCATCTTTCGTCATAGTTATAGCTCTGCGCGGCTTTCCTTGGGCATCGAGAATTTCAGCCGAAGCAAAATTGCGCTGGCAAAAATCCACAGAGCAATTCAACATATCGAATGCCCTTAAAACACTTGCATGCCGCTTCCCAAATTTCTTTGCAAGAGTTCTTGAGTCTGTCGTAATTTGATCCCCGCTTACGCAAATCAAATTCAATGCGGTAATATTCGTTTTAGTCATTGCGTACTTACTTTACGTTAAATGATAAAAACCCCGACAAGACGCGAATCTTTCGGGGTTTTGCTTTTGTACAACACAAAAAAGTTAGTCGGCAAGTCTGCGAAGTTATGTGCATCTAGCACGTTGATTTTTCGGGTATAAGACTAACCGACTAGCGTTTTGATGCTGGAGCGGGATATCCGATTTGAAAGGATGACCTTTGGTTTGGAAAACGATTGCTCTGCCAGACTGAGCTAATCCCGCAATAAAAAAGCCTCGCTTCCTTGTGAGAGGCGAGGCTTGGTGGTTACTTTTTTAGTTTCGCGCACTTAAATGGACCCACGGTGTTTTTCCCATTTATTGCTAGACTACAGATTGCCTTACCGTGTCAGTGTAACGATCTGAAAACAAAAAATCCCCAGATTCCGAAGAAGTGAGGATTTTTAGAGTCGGCTTCGCATTAAGTGTATCGGCTCAAGGTGTGCCGTAACCCGTTGCGAATTATGCTCGAAGTGTGAGCCGAAGCGCACGATGTAATCTTGCAGTGCTTGGATTATACCAACATTTACACATAAGCAAGAACTATTTATTGTGCGTTGCGCAATCTATTATTATCGGCAATAAGATTTGCGAGTTCAATAACCTCTCCATTACTAAATTGCTGCGCATCCTCTACCCCCATTCGCTCCATCATATTTCTTGCTTGTTGCTCTGCTGATTCTTGACACCTATTTGATTTCATCAATGATTGTCCGTAAGCGATTGCCTTGGCGACTAATTCATGTAGATTCTTAATATGCATCTTCGAATCCGGTATTTTATAAAGTGAGATAGGCCATATTCTTAATGCGCGGCATTCTTTTTCTACGTCGAAAGTAGGGCTTCCTATTGCCATCCCATCAGGAAATGCGTCAGATGTCGCCCAATGGTCTTCCTCTGGTTTAATTCTGTAACAATCTGGCGTCTTATCAAAATTTAGATACTCAAGATCAAACCAATCCACAAATATAAACTTCGTGCAGTGGAAAACTCTTTTCTCCTGTATTGTCTTACCCTCTACAAATGCCTGAACTAGTGGTAAATAGGCTGCTGCATTATTTTTGTTCATACTTACCTCAAAAGTTAAAATCATTAGCCAATTTCTTGACGACCAAGCTACCTAATATTCTTTCTTCACTTTCGAGCATAGCCAAGCAATTGCCAATATGTTCCAATTGATTCTTAAAACCGCTCAACGGCCTCTTGGCTGTGCCGTTACAGGTCGGGCAAGGATCGTCGCTAAGCACTTGATCGTTGGCTGGATGTGGCGCTCTAGCCGTTCCCCTACATGATCTACAGACATCATCGATCCAATGTTGTAAGCTGATTTTCGCAATGAGCTTGGCTTGATTCTTTACGGACCAGTTTTCCTTGTTTGCCTTTTCAACGATGATGACTTCCCAATCCCGTAGCAATTGAAAGTACACTGAGCCGTCATTGTGGTATTTGATTCTCCACAAAAGCGAGCCGATACCTGATGTGTCAGCCATAGCTACCGCAATTATTGGTTCA